AAACAAACAAAAGTAAAAAAGAAATGGATAGGCTTAAAGACTTATTTAGCCCATCTGTTTTTAATTTCACGTTTTCGGTAATTTGCTCCGCAGATGAAACAATGAAAGATAAAGGATATAGAGAACTCGATAAAATAAACAACACAGCCTCATCATTTGTTGAGGATGGTTATAATGTTAGGGTATTTGACCCTGCAGGACAAGATGATATAGGTGGAGGTTGCGGACAATTATGGTACGTACAAAAATGGATGCGTGATCATAATTATTTATAACACATAAGTTTAATAAAATTATTTGAATAAAACATGAAAACAGCAAGAGATATTTTGAATAAGTATGAGGATGACCATGAGTTTCACTTATACGAATGCGATAGAAAGTGGATCATCAAAGCAATGGAAGAATATGCAGACCAATTCAAAAACAATTCAGAAAATGACGAACATGCAGAACCTTCTTGAAGAGGCAGAACAGATTCAGAAATATCTTGAAATAGATTGTTCTGATAATGTGCCCGAAATTAAAGAACGAATAAACACCTTGTCCGTTTATTTGGCAAGGTCGGGTAATATGCTGGCTGAAGCTAAGCGTATTTACAGGCGCAAGGTTACGTCCGAAATAGCCGATACGATAATATCTATTGCGAAAGAAAATTGCCTTTCAGCCAAAGCACAAAATGCGCTTGTCGATTCGATAGCCGAAGATGAGGCGTTTCTTGTCGATAAGTTAGACAGAATAAACAGTTCGTGCGTGCATCAAATAGATGCGCTACGATCTCTTTTGTCATTTGAAAAAGAACAACTTAGAACGATTAATTATCAATGAAGAACTTATTTTCAAACACAGACATATCCGAAAACTTCGAGCGAAGGATTCAGGTCGAGAAATTAACCCCAATAGGGAGAGAGATCATAGAAAACTATAAACATGTGAGGGTAGATGATAAGACCATAAAATTAGTCAAACCGAAAGGATTTAAGCTGACCGTACAGGTTGATAGTTTGCCGAAAAAGAAAAGAAACAAAGATGACTACCGAGACTATTACTTTAATAACGAGTTATATTAATGAGAAAGGTTAGTAAATCGCAGGCTCGAAAGAATGCAGAATTAGCCAAGATAAAGAAAGAAATGGATAGGGTTTGCTATTTCTGCGGCGGATACGGTAATGATTTGGCGCATTTATTGCCGAGATCGATTGCTTTACAATACCACACTGAACGATGGAATTTGGCCATATTTTGCCGATCGCACCATAACCTATTCGATAACAATGTAGAGTTTAGAAAAAAGTGCAACTCACTATATGAACAAGTTATCAAAAATGTAAGACCAGAAGATGTTGGCTTGGTAAGGAAATACTTCGGCAAAGAATAATTTTTACACGTTTAAGTTTATTTAACGCCAATAATTTGGAGGTAAACAATATTGTCAATACCTTTGATAACAATTAAAACAAATAAAATAATTAATATGGAGACAAATAAAGTAATAAAATTAAAACATACAACAATGGAAACTAAAAAAGCATTTGAAGCATTTGAAAATGCAATGATAGAAGCACTAAGAGCCGACGTTATATCAATAGAGCGAACGACTATTGATGAAGACGGGAGTGCAGAATTATGGGTTAATGTTGATTATCCGTGCATGAATCTTCTGTTTGAGATTTATAGAAAAGCAAAAGATACAAGAAACGGTCGATCTTTCAGATACTAATAAACATACAAGGCAGACCTAAGGCAAACCTAAGGCAAAACCCATTAAAAATGAAAAATAACAAAGAAATAAAAAGCATACAAGGCGTTGCGTTGCCGCACAACATGGATGCGGAGAGGGCTACAATAAGCGCAATGCTGTTAGAAAAGAATGCCGTATATGACGTTATAGACTTTCTTAAGCCAGAGATGTTTTACAACGAGTTTCTTAGGTCTATATACGAGGCAATACTAAGAGTAGAGGCTACATCTCAAATAGACCTTATAACCGTAGTTGAGGAGCTAAGAAAGACTAATGATGCAGTAGATGTATCTGAACTTGCCATCTTGTCGGACGAAGTAACCTCTGCCGCCCATATCAAGACACACGCACTTATAGTCTATCAGGATTACCTAAGAAGAAAACTTATTCTTTCGTGCGCAAAGACTGTGTCAGAGAGTAGTGATCTAAATATGGATGTGTCTGATTTGATAGACATACATCTTAATGAAATAGAGAATATCGCCAACAATACGGTCGAAAGCGAAACCGAACACATATCAGAAGTAGCAGTAGAATCGCTTGAGGCTTACAAGGAGAGAGAAAGACGTGTCAAAGAAGGATTGTCGGTCGGCATACATTCAGGCCTAAACAAGCTTGACAGGATATTAAACGGTTTTCAACCAGGCACACTCAATATCATAGCCGCAAGGCCTGCTATGGGTAAGACTGCTTTTATGTTGAATATAGCAAGAAAAGCCGCAAAACTTGGGCATAAAGTGTTTATTGTCTCACTCGAAATGACTAAAGTTTCTTTGGTTGACAGGATGATCATAGCCGAAAGCGGTATAAACTCAAACAGCTACAAAGCAGGCAGACTAAATCCAGAAGAATACATCTCCATGATGCAGGGTAGGGAGAACATATCACTATTACCCATAGAGATAAACGACACGGCACTTATGACCGTTCAACAGATCAAATCGCAAGCCAAGAAGTTGAAAAGAAAAGACAAGTGCGATATTATCCTTATAGACTATTTACAGCTCATAGATTCTCCTTATATCAAGGATCGAACAAAGAACAATGAGATAGCCGAGATAACAAGGACACTTAAGATAATGTCTAAAGAATTAGAGATACCCGTAGTATTGTTGTCGCAGCTAAACAGAGAAGTAGAACGGAGAACCGATAAAATCCCGATGATGGCCGACCTTAGGGATAGCGGATCAATAGAACAAGACGCAGATGTTATTCTGTTTATTCACAGAGAACATTATTACAACGACGAAGCCGATCCACATCGTGGGACTATCAGAATAGCGAAGAATAGAGAAGGTATGACTGGCGACATAGATTTTTGGGTCAACGACACCATATCAGATTTCAGAGATGATGAGCCGAGAGGCAATACATTCATCCCTACAAATAAAAAAGAAGATTATGAGTTGCCGTTTTAGGCCTCAACGATTGAATAAATCGATCAGGTTGAGTTATCGCAATCAAGACGAATAAGATATTATTGAAATAAAATAACCGCTTTAAGGGCATTAAAATGAAGAATAAATTTAAACAAATCTCAAGTGTAACCAACAAACTCGGATTTGATTGGATCAAGTCAATAGAAATAAAAGATTCAGATCCGAACGTTATGGTGAGAGGCACGTACTCCGATGAAATTAAAAAGAGACTATTGGAGATTGGATTTGAATATATCTGTGAGTTGAAGGATCACAGAGTACACTGTTTTTCAAATAGAACCGTAATGATTTTTTTAACAAACAATTAAAACAATGAGAAAAACAAGAAGACTAACAGAAGAAGAGAGGGTTATTTTCGACAACGCTGTAATTGGCGAATCGGAGATCGATGAATTGGTAAGGAAATACAAAGTAGTTTACGACGACGGAGTTAACTACGTTGTATGCAAGTGTCAGCGGCCGAAATGGCAAAAGGCCAATTTCTTGGACACGCACATGGCTTTGGCTGGTGTATTAAGAAGAGGCGAAGCGTTGCGTGATTTTGTAGAATATCAGCTTCGCATGAGACAGGTAATTGAATTTAGAAACAAAGATATACCTGAATGATTATGAGAAAAGAACAAAGTTTTATCGGCAAAATTTTCAATGTCTCCGACGAAAAATATCGTATAAGGTCTATAACTTACGGCGACAATGGAGTGCATTCAATCGAAATAGACGGATGCGACGAAAACAGAAATTACGTTTATGAGGTTACTTTAGATGCTAATGGGGTAACGGTACGACCATCAATATATCCTAAATGGGCAGGAGCTCCTATTAGTGTAGAAGAATCGGATGAACCAAAAGTCGGTGATAAATGTATATTTTGGAACGATAACAGTAAAATATTTGCGATTGATACCTTGAAAAATGGAGATGATAATATAGTATCTTATAATGATGGGAGAAGATTCTTATGGGTTGTGAACAATAACTATTTCAACAATTGCTCAAAATACTCTGACGAAAAACTGATTGAAATTGTAAAAAAGCTATGGCGAAAGTAAGCTTTGACTTCGACGGGGTGTTGGATAGAGCTGATGTTGTGCTATATGTCAAGACACTCATTGAACGTGGAGTTGATGTGCATATTTGTACATCGAGATTAAGCGACGAAGATTGTCCGAGTGAAAGGTGGAATGAAGACTTATATCAGATAGTTGATATATTGGGGATAAGCAGAAGCAATATCATCTTTTGCCGCAGGATATATAAATACCAATATTTCAAACACAAAGACTTTTTGTTTCACGTTGACGATAGCTTTGACGAAGTTGAATTAATCAACTCATATACAAACACCGTCGGAGTATTTTTAGGCGATGGATGGATTGATAAATGCGAACAACTA